GGCAAGACAACCTATGTGATGGAGCATATGGACCACGGGGATCTGGTCATTGACTTTGATCTGCTTGGTCAGGCGCTCAGTCTGCAAAGCAAGGACGGGTTGCCAGACAATCTGGTGGAGACAGTGGCCAGCGTTCGTGATCATCTCTATCAGTTGGTTGAGACTGAGAAGGTTGATGCAAGAAACATCTGGATCATTGCATCGTTACCTAAGCAGAACGAGCGTGAGCTGATAGCCGAGCGATTAAAAGCATCTATCATTGCGGTTGATATGGATTATGAAACCTGTTTAGGCAGAGCCATGCTGGATGATAGCAGAAAAGATAAGGAATTGCAGAATCAAATCATCACCCGGTACTTCCGCAACCACAAGGGGTAGCCCCCCTAAAAAAATGTGGGGTGGGGTCGAAAAGGACCGTCGGAGGTTGAAGCTCTTTGTTCCTCCACACGAAAATTTCAAAAAAGGAGGGGGGTTAAAATGTGACCGTATCCGAACAATTAGAAAAAGAGAAGAAGATCAGGGCAGAGAAAAACCGAATTACCAAGATATACAAAAACAACAATCTGGATAAGGATATTATCAAGGTTCTGGAAGGGATTGTTTCTGATGCTGCTTTTATGCGAGTGGCCATTGAAGAAACGAAAGCCGAATTAATTAAAAATGGCATGATGGAGAAATTCAAAAATGGTTCCCAGGTTTTCTGGCGTGAAAGGCCGGAATCAAAAGTATTCCTTAATTTCATGAAGCAGTATTCCAATACCATGAAGCTGCTGATTGATCTGATGCCAGTCCAGGTTAAAGAAGAAGAGCAGGATCAGCTCACAAAATTCATTCAATCAAAAAATGAGGTGGTGAAAAAATGAGCCGGGCTGAATACATTGAACAATATTATGATGCCATTATGTCTGGCGATATTATTGCTTGTCGCCGGATTAAACAGGTTTATGAAAAATTGATGCATGACCTTAAGCATCCGGGGAAATTTGTGTTTGATGAAGAGCTTGCCAATCGTCCGATTGATTTCATTGAGACCTTCTGCAGACAGGCTCAGGGCTTTTTAGGTGAACCATTGGAGTTGATGCTTTTCCAAAAGGCGAAATTTCAGGCGGTTTATGGTTTCGTGGATAAGGACACCCGGCTCAGAAAATACAATGAAGTATTGGATATCCGTGGCCGTAAAAATGGAAAGACCACAGAGCTTTCAGCAACAAGTATTCACATGACACTTGCTGATGGTGAAAGTGCAGCTGAAAATTATTTTATTGCGACTAAGCTTGAGCAATCTCAAAAGGGCTTTACCGAAGCCTGGAATATGATTGCTCAGAATAAAGCCCTGTCAAAACATATCCGCAAAAGAAAATCAGATTTGTTTTTTCGTCCCAACTTCTCATTCATCAAAGCATTATCAAGTAATCGGAATGGATTGGATGGACTCAACGCCCACTGTGTGATTATCGATGAATTGGCAGCGATCAAAAACCGAGATATTTATGATTTGCTGAAACAATCGACAGTATCACGTCGACAGCCATTGATCACGTGCATCTCAACTAATGGTTTTGTTAGGGAGAGCATCTTTGATTCTCAGTATGAATATGCCTGTAAAGTTTTGGATGGGAGAGCCGTTGATGAAACCTTTCTTCCGTTCATTTATGAGTTGGATGATCGCGACGAATGGGATAAAGAAGAATGTTGGATTAAAGCAAACCCAGGGCTTGGCGTGATTAAAAGCACTCAGTTTCTACGGGATAATGTGAATAAGGCAAAGAATGATCCAGCCTTCAAAGCCACGGTGATGGTTAAGGATTTCTGTATGACCGAAAATGCAGCGACCGCATGGCTCCGCTGGGAAGAACTTTACAATCCCGAAAAATTCGAGGTTAAGGAAATGGGTTTTCGCTATGGCATTGGCAGTTTTGATCTTGCCGAGACAACAGACCTTGCAGCTGCAAAAGTTGTCTGCAAAAGAAGGGATGATGGCAAGGACTATTATTTATCCATGTACTGGCTGCCGGAAGAAAATTTAAACAACAAGGAGTTGCTGGATCAGGTACCTTACCTGTTATGGGAAAAGCAGGGATTACTCAGGGTATGCCCGGGAAACCGGATTAACCCGTATCATCTTTTGGAGTGGTTCATCGAGGTTCAGGAGGAATATGATATTTATATCCCATGGATTGGGTATGATCCATGGCATGTTGATGCCAGTTTGCTGCAGGCATTCCAGAATTATTTTGGCAAGCAGTCGATGATTCCGGTGCGCCAAGGCGTTCATACCTTATCCATGCCGATGAAGGAGCTTAAGGCCGAACTGATCGCCAAACAGTCGGTTTATAATGACCACCCGATTGATAAGTGGTGCCTGAAAAATCTGGAAGTGAAGGTGGACATCAACGGTAATATCCAACCGGTTAAGGGTGTGTCGCAGACACAGAAAATTGATGGCGCTGTGGCCATGATCATTGTCAAAGTAATCCTTCGGGATAAGATGGCAGAGTATTTAAATATGATTTAGGAGGTGTTCGCTTGTTTGAAAAAGTAAAACAATTTTTTAATAAAAGCCCAACAGTGACTACATTTGAAATGATTACTGAACAGGGCAATGGCTTCTATGCCTGGAATGGGAATCTGTATCACTCCGATCTGGTGAGGTCGTGCATCCGGCCAAAGGTAAAAGCCATTGGTAAGCTGACCGCCAAACACGTCCGGCAAACCGGATCGGATTTTAAGGTTAACCCTGATGTTTATATGCGCTTCCTATTGGAAGAACCAAACCCTTACATGACCGGGCAAATGCTTCAGGAAAAGCTGGCTACTCAGCTGCAGCTTAACAATAATGCTTTTGCGTATATTGCCAGAGATGCCAATGAAATGCCGGTGGCTATTTATCCCATACCGGTGACAACAGTAGAGGCAGTTTATAATTCCTCCGGAGATTTATTCTTACGGTGCTACTTGCTGAATGGCAAACTGGTCACATTCCCATATGTGGACGTGATTCACCTGAGACAGGATTTCAATACCAATGATATTTTTGGGGAAAGTCCCCAGCAGGCATTGGCTCCATTGATGGAAATTGTAAACACGACCGATCAGGGGATTATCAAGGCGATTAAAAACAGTGCGGTTATAAAGTGGCTGCTTAAATTCAATACAATCTTAAGGGTTGAAGATATCAAAAAAGAAACTGACAATTTCACGAATACCTTTTTAAGTATCGAAAACTCTGGTGGAGCTGCAGCAACTGATTCAAAGATGGATGCGGTTCAGGTCACCCCACATGATTATGTTCCCAATGCGCTACAGATGGATAAAACCACTCAGCGTATTTTTTCGTTTTTTGGTACCAATGAGAAGATCATCCAGAGCAAATACACCGAGGATGAATGGAACGCTTACTATGAAGCTGAGATTGAGCCTTTTGCCTTACAAGCGTCTGGAGAATACACAAGAAAATTGTTTAGCCGGAAACAACGAGGGTTTGGAAATACAATTATGTTTGAGTCCTCAAATCTTCAGTATGCCAGTATGAACACAAAACTGGCATTGTACCAAGCGGTTGACCGTGGATCCATGACACCTAACGAGTGGCGTAAGATTTTAGGAAACCTAACCCCATTAACCGGTGGGGATGAAGCCATCCGGCGACTGGATACCCAACCGGTTAAAGAATATACAAAAGTAGAGAGTGGAGGTGAATAAGAATGCCTGTTGAAATTGAAGTAAGAGGGACAATTGTCCCAGATGGTGATAAGTGGATCTATGATTATTTTGAGCAGCCTTGCACTACTGCAGCGGATATCAGGAATAAGATCCGGTCAGCTAACGGTGATGTGCTGGAAGTTTCGGTGAATAGTCCTGGTGGCGATATTTTTGTTGCTTCAGAGATTTATACCGCATTGAAAAATTATAACAACGTCAAAATCAAGGTGACGGGTTTGGCCGCCTCCGCTGCCAGCGTGATCGCCATGGCCGGTTATTGTGAAATGAGCCCCACCGCCCAGATGATGGTCCATAATGTGTGGACGTGTCAGAGTGGGGATTACAGGGATATGGATTCTGCCAGTGAGAGCTTGAAGAAAGCGAATCGCTCCATTGCTAATGCTTATTGCGTCAAATCCGGCATGAGCATGGATGCAGCGCTTAAACTGATGGATGATACCACGTGGATGACCGCCCAGGATGCCAGGGCGCTGGGGCTTGTGGATAAGGTGCTGTTTAGTGCTGATGATGAAGAGGGATTCTATCAGAATCAACTATTTAACAGTGTTTTAAAAGAAAACGCCAAGGCCATGTATGCAGCAATCCCCCGGTTAAGCCCCAGTGTGATTGCAAAAATGCGGGAGTCCCGGGAGAATGCTCCGGAGAAGAATGAAAATTTAGAAACTGAACTAAAAGCCCTTGTTGATCAGAACCTTGAATCGGCAAAGGCTTATTTAAACTATTTAAAACTGAAAGGTAATGTGAAAAATGACTAAAGAACAGTATTTGAAAATGAGAAATGAATTGTTGGCAGATGTAGATGGATTGATTAGTGGTGGTGATGTGGAAAATGCCAATGCGAAAATGGCCGAGGTAACAGATCTGGATAACAAGTTTGAAGCAGAGCGAACCGCTCAGGCGAATGCTGCAGCACTACGAGGGGCACCGGTGTTAAATTTATCAGCTGCAACGGTACCATTAATGGATGGACCAGAGATGAGTTTTGGCCATGTGTTTGCGTCCTTTGGAGAAGAGGGAAATATGGACGAGAAACAGATTTACACCAATGCCTGGGCGAAAGCAATGCAGGGCGTTGCGCTAGATGAAAAAGAACAAAATATCTTTGATTCAGTCAATGTGGAATTCAGCAATGCATACACCCACGACACCGGCAATACTTCGGTGCTGATTCCTGAAACGGTTGTGGCCGGGATTTGGAGCCGGGCTGCTGAAATGTACCCATTGTTGGCCGATGTTAAGAAATTCAATGTCAAAGGCACCTTGACCATGAAGAAACATTCGTCAATCGATGCCGGTGATGCCGCTTTCTATGCGGACGGTACCGCAACCGCTGATGAACAAAATACCTTTGGAGAAATTACACTTTCCGGCTGTGAACTGGCAAAAGCGATCACCATTTCATGGAAATTACGGTCGATGGCCATTGCTGAGTTTATTCCATTTATCACCAATGAACTGGGTGAACGTGTTGGCGCTGCCCTGGGATCGTCGGTATCAACCGGCAAAGGGGCAACTGCAACGCCTAAGGAACCACAGGGAATTGAAACCGCATTACTGGCACAAGGAAGCACTCCACAGGTTGTTTCCTACGATCCTGAAGCGACAACAGCGGATCCACTTAGCTATGCAGATTTTACCCTGGCAATCAGCAAAATTCATTCAAGCTATTTAGCCGGCTGTAATATTTACGCCAATAATGCCACGATCTGGACACAGTTGGCAAATTTGGTGGATGGACAAGGAAGACCGATGTTTATCCCCGATGTGACAGCCGGTGGTGTTGGTCGGATGTTTGGTATGGTTGTTAAGCCTGATGCCGGTGTAACCAATGGATCCATCATTATCGGGAACCCGGGTTCAGGCTATATCATGAACACCAATGAACCAATGAGCGTGGCCACCGAAGAGCATGTCAAAGCTCGTACTGTTGACTATGCCGCTTATACCATCGTTGATGGGGCGGTACTTGATACCAAGGCGTTTGCACTGATCCGAAACACTCCGGGCGCTTAATGTATGTATAGAAAGGCTGGGGGCAATGCCCCCTTTTAACGGGTGAATGTGATGATTGAAGCAATCAGAAAAGCCTTAAGAATCAAAAACATCGTCTTCGATGATGAAATAACCGATCTGATCAATGCCTGTAAGCTGGATCTCTCCATTTCTGGCATCAAGATCATTGATGATACCGATCCGCTGATTAAGCAGGCAGTTAAGACCTATGCGAAAGCGAATTTCGGCCTGGACAACAAAGACGGTGAAAAATACATGGAAAGCTATGAAGCCATTAAACGGCATCTGGCTTTATGTGGAGATTATAACGTTGAACCGGTAGTTATACCGGAAGAGGGTGTGTAAATGTGGATAAGTATCTGTTATTTGGGGATCGAAAGTGAAGTGGAAAACGCTATCGGTGAGGTTGTCGAGACGGTTACCTTTGATGATTATGTTTTTTGTGATAAGCAGTCGATCCGCATGGCTGAATTTTATCAGGCAGCCACCACCGATTATAAACCCACCTTGACTTTGAAATTAAAACAGGTTGATTACAACAACCAGCGGTATGTTCAGTTCGAAGGGGATGTGTTAACGGTGATCCGGACATATGCACCAAATACCGAAGACATCGAGCTGGTTCTGGAAAGGGGGATTAAACATGGGGATGCCTCCATCGGTAACGAAAGTGGTGGTTAAAAACGGGAAAACCAGTATTACCTATACTTCCAACGTGGATCGGGTTAAGTATACCTTATCTGAATTAACCCGGGCGGCGCTCCGGGATGTTGGTAAGTATCTGACCAAAGAATTTCGTCTGGCTTATTATGGCCACTTCAAAAAGCGCCGGGGGAAGGTTGGGAAGTTCACCCAGTATTGGGTGCGTAAAAAAGAAAACAATCTTCAGGTGGGATTAAAACCCAACGGCTTTTATGGCGGCTTCCAGGAAAAAGGATCGTCTAAGACTCCGGCGCTTGGTTTGCTGACCAAAGTTACCCAGGACAATATTGCGAAAATAATTGAGATTGAATCTCAGTATTTAAGCTCATTAGAGTCAGAAGCTGCTGCATTGGCGCAAATTAATGAAGGAGACTATCAGGGAGGGGATGCAAATGGGTAAGACCGTTCTGTTAATCGAAGAGATCAAAAAAATCATTCAAAACGTCCATATGGGCGCTTTTTATATGGGGACGACCAAAACCACTCCTTACCCTTATATAACCTTTCAAATAAGCGATATCGAGGGCAGTAAAAAACTGGAATTGGACTATTGGACGGACAAACCGGACTCCATCGAGCTGGAAACATTAGCGGATAATGTGGGCGATTATTTGAATAAATATACGCTCACCAATGAGCACCATAGCATCACCATTTATAAAAATGACGATCGGCAACGGTTGGATGAAGCAATCATTAAGCGGATCAATGAATCTTTTTTGGTTCGCTATTACGGAAAGGAAGAATAAGAAATGGCAAAAGGAAAAGTACGAACAGGTTATAACCAAAAAACGATGGAGAATCTCCATACCGGGGCGGGTGCCTTTTTTAAGAATTTTATCGTGGGGACAGATACCTATGAATCTGCCAGAACCGGCGGGAAGCTTTTAGGTGCCACCCAGGGCGGTGGTGAGTTTAAGGCTGCTGCTGAGATCCGAAACATTGAAATTGATGGGCTGCCCGGAAAAGGCAAGGGCACGGAGATCATTGACTATATTGATGTGTCCATGACCATGAATTTCATCGAAACAACACCGGGTATTTTGGCCATGGCTCTTGGTGCCGCTGACATTGACACGACCACAAACGGTACCTATGACATTATCACTGGCCGAAATTCCTTTGAAGATGGGGATTATGTGGATAACATTACCTATATTGGGACCATTACCGGGAGTGAGGAGCCGATCATTATCCAGGTCTTTAATGCCTTATCCACCGATGGCCTAAACATCAAGGTGGAGGACAAGAAGGAGGGCGTGATCCCCGTTACCGTCTATGGCCATTACGAGGATACCGGGGAAGGAACTCTGGATGCCCCGCCTTATAAGATCTACTATCCAAAAGGATCTAATGCTGCCACACCAGTTGCCAGCGTGAAAGGTGGAGTCTACGCAACCAGCCAGACTGTCAGCTTAAGCTGCACTACGATTGGAGCGACTATCTATTACACCACCAACGGATTTGAGCCAACTGTCGATGATACGGCTTACTCCACTGAAATTACTGTGGCAGCCGATACGATTTTAAAAGCAAAAGCAATGAAAACTGGCATGGCCGATAGTGCGACCATGACCGAAACATACAGGATTGGAGAATAATTAAATGATTGAAAATGTACGAAAACTAAATACGGCGGATTTATTTGAATTTATGCGGATGGTTAAGCGAACCGGGGTTAAGGATGAACTTAAAAAGGTTGCAAAGAATATGCCGAAGAAAGAAAAGCAGCCTAAACTGGCGCTGGTAGAAAATGAAGCAGCCGAAAAACCGGAAGTTGTTCCAGAAAAGCCATCCCAGGCCGAGGTAGGCATTGATCTGGCCTTTTCGGTGATGGAGATTTTTTCAAACCAAAACGCTGAAGATGAGATTTATAAGTTTATTGCCCGCCCTTTCCAGTGTACTCCGGAAGAAGTGGCCGAAAATGATTTGATGGATACCATCGAAAAACTAAAAGACGTGGCCGATGCCGGGAAGTGGGCGTCTTTTTTCAAGTCAGCAACTCAGTAGATATTACTGAAATCGAAGAGTTGCTCCTTAGACGATATAACAACATCGGCTATATTTTAAGTATGGATATTGATAGCGGTCTCGCATTTATTCGCAAAGCCTTCGAAAAAGAAGAGGATGCGAAATTGTGGGACCGCTATTTGGTTGATTACCGGAATATGGGGCCAGAGAACTTTATCACCTTTGAAGCGTATAAACAACTGGCTCAAATTGAAAGCGTCCAGCCGAACGTCACCCCAAAAACCAAGCAGGAAACTATTAATGAAATTAATGAGAAGGTTGAAAAGATCATCAATCTAACCCTGAAAGGGGGTGAAGAGCATGGCGTTTGAGATCTTTCAACTGTTTGGCTCGATTTTTGTCGATACCGATGAAGCCAATAACCAAATGGATCTGGCTGGGAACAACGCTGAGATCCTGGGGGAAAAGTTTGGTGCAGTTGCCGAAAAGGCTGATAGTATCAGCAATGGTTTAAGTTCGGCCGGAGAAGGGTTTTCAAAATATGTAACCGCTCCGATTGTTGCGTTAGGGGCTGCCAGTGTGGTGGCCTTTAATGCGGTTGATGATGGTATGGACGTAATGCTAAAAGCCACTGGTGCTACCGGAGAAGCTGCAGGAGATCTCGAAAAAGTTTTTAAGAATGTTTCGGGGTCTGTTATCGGTACTTTCGATGATGTTGGCGGCGCCATCGGGGAGGTTAATGTTCGTTTCGGAACAACAGGCGAAGGCTTAGAAACAATGAGTACGGATTTTCTAAAGTTTGCTGAGATCACCGGGGTCGATGCTACCCAGGGGGTTCAACTAGTATCTCGTGCCATGGCCGATGCTGGAATTGATACAGCGGATTATAAAAGTGTCCTCGATCAATTATCGGCTGCCAGTCAGGCTTCGGGAATTTCGGTTGAAACATTAACTGAAAACCTTGCAAAATATGGCGCGCCGATGCGGGCGCTGGGATTTGATACTAAGGATTCAATAGCAATATTTGCACAATGGGAAAAAGCGGGCGTAAATACTGAGATCGCTTTTTCTGGGATGAAAAAAGCCATTTCCAACTGGACAGCGGATGGAAAAGACGCAAAGGTCGAGTTTGGAAATTTGGTAAAAGGCGTCCAGGATGGCTCAATATCTGCACAAGATGCAATGGAAGTATTCGGGACGAAAGCAGGGCCGGATTTAATTGACGCCATTCAGGGTGGTCGGTTTTCCTATGAAGAGTTTTTGGCTATTGTTGAGAATTCTGAGGGAACCTTAGACGGAACTTATGATGGCCTCCTTGATGGTGGCGCACGGTTTGAAATGGCCATGCAGAATATTCAGGAATCGATGGCTGGGCTTGGTGGAACCATTATGAATGTGCTGGCACCAATGATGGAGACCGCAGCAGAAAAAATACAGAGTGTTGCCGACTGGTTTGACAATTTAGATGAAGGACAACAGGAGTTTATTGTGAAAATCGGGCTGGTGGCAGCAGCCATTGGACCGATGCTATTCGTGTTAGGTGGTTTTGCCGGGGCGGTGTCCAATGTTGCCGGATTATTTGCCACCGGTGGCATGCTGAATGGAGCCTTGGGGTCAGCGTCGGCAGCTTTTGGTCTTGGTGCCGAGGGTGCCGTGGGAATGGGTTCTTCTCTGGCAGCTTTAACGGGACCGATAGCCATTGTTGTGGCTGCCATAGCTGGCTTTATTGCAATACTGGTAGGAGCATGGCAAAATTCAGAGACGTTTAGGGGTTCAGTAGCAGCTGCTTTTATGGCGCTGAAAATGCAAATCGCTATGAACCTTATGGCCATTCAAGAGGCGTTTGCGCCAGTTGTTGAAGCGTTCAGTGGTTTTGGTGCAAGTATCAATCCTATTTTGCAGCAGATCGGTGATTTTATTGGGAACAATATAGTTCCCAAAGTCAGGGAATTTATTAGTGAATTCATAAATGGATTTACAAGTATTATCATTGCGATTGCACCATTTATCGCAGCCATCGGCAATCTACTTAGTTTTATCGGTAATTTTGTTGGCATGGTCTTTGCCCTACTCAATGGAGATTGGGCAGCAGCCTGGCAGTTTGCCCAGGCAATGGGTCAGAATGCGGTTGATTTTCTGGTTAATGTATTTCAGGGGCTTTACAACTGGGTGAGCCTGATATTCCAAAGTATTCTGGATTTTATAAAAGGGATCTGGGAGGGCATTGTCCAGCGTACAACCGATAACTGGAATGCGATTGTAACCTTCTTGCAGACAGCATGGCAATTGATTTATGACAACACGATTGGGAAGATCACCGAGTTGGCCACAACCATTGCCAACAAATGGCAATCCACAAAAGAAGATACTCAACAAAAATGGGATGCTATCAAAAGTGATCTGGCCGCCAAATGGGAAGAGATTAAGACAAACATTTCCAATAAAGTTCAGGAAGTGGCCACCAATTTAGCCAATAAATGGCAGGAGACCAAGACCGATACTCAGCAGAAGTGGGCGGATATTAAAACCGATCTCGCCAACAAATGGGAAGATATCAAGACTAATGTGTCTAATAAGGTTCAGGAGACAGTTAAGAATGTCTCTGATAAGTGGCAAGAAACTAAGACCGATTCAGATTCGAAATGGGGGGATATCCGTGATGACTTAAAAAACAAAGCGCAGGAAATCTTCCGCAATATCACAGAAAAAATAAGAGAACTTGTTGAGGACTTACCCGATAAATGGCAGGATATCAAAGATGCAGCATCTGAAAAATGGGAAGAAATAAAAAAAACAATCATTGATCCCATTGCTCAAGTCCCAGAACAATTATATCAACAAGCTAAGAACATGATCTCAGAAATTGTTCGTGGGATTTCGGAAACAGCATCTAATGTTGGCGATGCTGTTAATGCGCTGGTTAAAGATATCTTAGCGAAATTCAAAGATGGCTTGGGTATTGCATCGCCTGCTAAAAAGTTAATTGAAATCGGGAAGTACATTGTTCAAGGGCTTATCAAAGGTTTGAATGGTGAAAACCTGATAGCGTTTGTAAATGGCATGGTTGAAGATATTAAGTCTGCTTTTGAGAATGGTAATTTTAATTTAAAAGCAGCAATCGACTTTGTAGGTTCTGGTGCTGCTGAATTCTTTAAATCAATCGGAATCGGTGGCGCTGACTTTGGGAGCCTTGTGGCGCCAGTTAGCGGTGGCATTACGTCGGGCTTTGGTTATCGTGATGCATTCATGACGGATAGCGGTGAAATGTCCAGTTCCGATCATCCCGGTTTAGATATTGGCGCACCGTATGGGTCAGCGGTTGGTGCTGCTGGAACAGGAACCGTCACACAGGCGGGCTGGAACGGTGGTTACGGTAATTCAGTAACAATTGATCATGGCAACGGGTTGGAAACATTCTATGCGCATTTATCAGAAATATTAGTCAGCGTTGGCGATTTAGTGTCGCAGTTGCAAACAATTGGTCTTGTCGGTTCGACTGGAAACAGCACGGGCCCTCATCTCCATTTTGGAGTATATAAAGACGGCGTCGCGGTCGACCCATCAAGCATATACGGTTACGCATCGGGAACACGATCAGCGAAAGCGGGGGTTCGTTGGGTCGGTGAAAAAGGGCCGGAACTGGTTGGATTCAACGGTGGTGAAGCAGTGCTCAATGCCAGAGACAGTGCAGCATTGGCAGGAGCCGGTGGCGGAATTACACAAACAGTTAATATCTACTCACCAACGGCATTAACACCATCTGAGATAGCAAAACAGAATAAACGAGCGATGAGACAATTAATTTTAAGTTTACAAGGAGGCTGAAACGTGAAGACAGTAAAATATATTAACTCGCTAGGTGCTGAGATTACTTTTAAGCAATCACATTCAGCCCCTTTTATTTTGAAGAAGTTTAAACCGAAAACAGGAGTAAATAATTACAACGCAAAAGGATCAGGTCAAAATGGCAGTACCTACCTTGGCAGTACACTGGGGGAAGGCGATTTACCACTTGATTTTGCCATCAAAGCTTCAACTGCGGCAGAATATTCGAGGTATAGAAAAAAACTTAATCAAGTTTTTAATCCATTGCTAGGCGAAGGAATTCTTTCTTATTTCGATGGAATAAGTGAAAAGAAAATAAAGTGTATCCCCGAAGAATTGCCTTTTATTGTAGACATCAATAATAAAATCGGAGAAGGGTCAATTGATTTTTTAGCAAATGATCCGCTCTGGATGGGGTTACAGGAACTAAAAAAAGAAATCGCTCTATAGGGTGCCAAACTTCAGTTTCCCGCTTGAATTGTCAGCCGATGGTATTGAAATTGGCTACCGGTCAGAGATCATTACCGCAAACGTCTATAACGATGGCGATGTGGAGTCTGGTATGCGGATTGAATTAAAGGCATTAGCCACTGTGGTTAATCCCAGTTTTGTCAATATTCTAACGAAGGATTTTATCGAATTGAATACGACAATGGTTAAGGGTCAGGTGATCACAATTTCAACTTATTACGGTGAAAAGCGGATCACCTCGAAACTGGCGGGTATTGAAACCAATCTGTTTAACAGCATCGCCCAGGGGTCCAAGTTTCTGCAGCTAGATCCGGGCGATAATCTGTTTCGGTACAACGCCGATACGGGCATTGATTATCTGTCGGTGTCAATTTATCACAAAGATCGGTATCTGGGGGTGTGATATGGAACTATATATTTTTAACAAACAACTGGAATTGCAGGGAATCATCGATATGTTTACATCACTCATATGGGCGCGGCGCTATTCGAAGCCGGGTACATTTGAACTGCATTGTCCATTGACATCGGAAAACCTATCACTGCTACCCAAAGACGCAATCATCTGTAAAAATGACGACGATCCCGAAGCGGGGTATATCAGTTACCGGGGATTATCGCAGGACAAGGAAGGAAAGAAAGTTCTTGTGGTCAAAGGTAAGTTTCTGACTGGTTACTTAGGCCGGAGGATCATCTGGGGTACAGAAATCATAAAAGCCACGACTGAGACAGCAATTAGGGTGCTGGTTAGTAATAACTGCATTACCCCGCAGATTTCCGACCGGAAGATTGACAACCTGGTATTGGGCGATTTTGGTGATTATCCGGAGACGGTTGATTACCAAGTTAGCTACAAAAATCTGGGCGATGAGGTAGAAAGTTTGGCCACTGCTGCAGATCTGGGGTATCGAGTTCGGTTTGACCGGGAATTGAAACAATTAAAATTTGAAGTCTATAAAGGACTGGATCGGTCAGTCAATCAGACCACCAACCCCCAGGCGATATTCAGCCAGGAATATGACAATGTTCTGGAACAGGAATATATCGAAAGCATTGGTGATTATCGCAATTTTGCACTGATCGGCGGGATCGGGGAAGGATCAGAGCGGAAAACAGCCACTATTGGTACGGCAACCGGGCTGGATCGGTTTGAGGTGTTCTGTGATCAGAATAATTTGAGTAATGAAGTAGATGCAGTAACATATAATACCGAGACGGTAGAGACGCTGGTAAATCGGGAGATCGAACGAATCCCCGGTGCAAGAGTTGCTTATAATGAAAAAGCATCTGAAAGAGCTACCCTGGACGTGACATATCGTGCTAATAAAAAACAATATGATATTTTGTTCACGCAATACTTAGAAGAATTTGCAGAAGTTTCTCAGGGTGGTGCGTGGATCGAAGAAAGAGACGGCCCGATTCGAGATAAATATAATGCATTGATTGTAGCCTTACAATTGCCGGAACTCCAAGAACAAATCGATGCCTTAACTGCAGAAATGGCAGAACTGGCAAAAAGTCTTGAGAATGTTGCCTATTATGTTACCACGTCGACCCAGGTCGCTGTTACTGGAAAACGAACATTGACAGATACTGAATACACCAGTTTATTAGCCGAAAAAGGAAATGATACCCTTGCAAATGCACGAGAAATAAAAACATTCAATGGAACGATCAATGTAAATTCTAATTTGAAATATAGAACAGATTATGATCTGGGCGATATCGTCACCCAGTCAAGCGATGAATGGGGAGTGCGGTTGGATGCCCGGATCACCGAAATCGAAGAAGTCTATGAAGAAGCAGGAATGGAAATCAATGTGACGTTCGGGGACGATATACCAACACTAATTTCCAAAATTAAACAATTAAGAAAGGGGTGATGTGATGGAGTATAGCGGATTTTACAACAGTGTAGCCGGTGATCGGCAATACGACCAGGAGTTTTTCGGAAAACTATTTGGTAGTTTTATTGGGAACGGCGTATTCCCAAACCCATCAACAAATTGTCAGATCGTCGCAAATGATGATATGACAATTACTGTAAAGGACGGGTTGGCATGGGTGAATGGAGTGCTGTATTATAACGACAGTGATTTCGTATTGGGAATTGATGCAGCCGATTCAGTGCTAAAGCGAATTGACCGGATTGTTTTGCGAAATTCAACGCCTAACAGAAATACCAAAATGTACATTAAAAAAGGGACGTTCGCCAGCTCCCCGATAGCCCCAGCACTCCAGCGAGATGCTGATGTGTACGAACTGGGGATAGCGGACATCTACATCGGTAATAATGCAATAAGTATTTCGCAGGGCAACATTACAGATTTAAGACTGAATAGTAATTATTGCGGCGTCGTTCATGGCCTGATTGAACAAGTCGACACCGAGACAATTTTTAATCAGTATCTGGCTAAATTTACAGAAATTTCAAATCTGATTGATACCGATATCGCAGAATTGAAAGCCGGATTTCAGTCCACATGGGATATGTGGTTTGGAACAATTCAAGCGGCGTTATCTGGTGATACAGCCGGGAATTTATACAATCTGATTCTGTCGAATGCGACCGCTATTGAGAATGCAAAAAAACAGATAATCAATCAAAATAGAAAATTAAGAATGGGGGTACGGGTTTAATGGTAGGCGATGTAACACAAAAGAAGCTGCTACAAAAAACATTGACAGCAGTTTTAACAGACAGTGCAATCACAAATACTACAACTGAAAAAACGACCATTACCGGCATTACAGTTTTTAATGCCAGTGCAATAAAACGGACTGTAAAAATTTATGCTTATGGAACAGGCACCGCAAACGAGTTATTCAGAATTCCATTATATTCAGGGGATTCGAGAATTTTGACAGGGTTGGATTATGTTTTATCCGGCACTGAAAGCTTTTATTGTTCACAAGATGTTGGCAGCGATGTTAATGTGACGATCACAGGCATCACGGAGGTAATCGCATGAGAGAATATGGTTTTGGAAATGAGGGGTCAATATTGAAAGATGTTGAAAATAACGAGTATATCCCATTCATGAAAGACATATCACTTAGTGAGTTTTCCGTTGTTACATCGACAGGTGTGGGGGTCATTAATTGCATCTATGCCGACCCTTATTCAGATTATTTATTTGTCGGGAATGGTGGATATATTTTAAAAATAAAAGGGTCGTCGAGGATCGACTTTTCGGCTGGAGACACAATCTATGCGATAGTGACAGACGCAGACTATGTCTACGCTAACTGCGGTAGTATGCTTAGGAAGTTTAATAAAACTACAATGGCGGTAGTGGGTACGTATGACCATACGGGGACATTCTCGGCGTCAACAATTGAAATGGACAATGATTACTTATATATAGGCGTCGGGGCATATGTTAAGAAAATAAGTAAGGCAACAATGACTGTTGTGTCGACTTCCACAGTGTTTTCCGGCAATATTTATGGCATTTGTGTTTTAGGCAATTATGTGTATTCATGTGGAGCTACATCAAAGCAGATTTATAAATTGAATAGGTCAGATTTATCCATTGCTAGCGGTTCTGCTAATTTTACAGGTGCGACAACGAATGGATTGGCTTCTGTCCAGACCGATGGGGTCGATGTTTTTGTATTGGTTTATTATCAATCAGGCACGATAATGGCACGGCTCAACGCTGATACGCTTGCGATTATTGCACAAACAACTGACACTAAATTTTACTCTGGTTTTGCGATCAATGGAAATGATTTGTTTACTTATCCGGCGATGGGTGATTATAACAAATTATATGTTGCCGATAAAGCTAGTTTTGCAATAACAGGAAGCGGAACAACTATTGCTGGTGGAGTTACTTACAAGGCTATGTCGTTATTTACTCAACTTATTGCTACAAACCAAAATGGCGACAGTCTTTATTGTGTTGCGCATACTGGCGCAGCGACTGATAATTACGTCGTTTTAAAAACAGTCAAAAAAGGATTCGCAATAGAAGGATACAGGAAGGTGTAAAAATGATTTATGTATTTGAAAACCCTGATAATGCGGCGACAATAATTAACGATGTAAGCATGTTGAGCAATGAAGAAAAAGCAAGAGCCGTTGCGGTTGAATCATTGCCGGTAGCTGAAGTTATCGAAGGTAAAGTTGCAGCATTAAGATGCTCGAAATCAGAAAGCAAAATCTGGTATGAATATGTTGACAAGCCAGTTGATACGAGGCCAGTTTTACCTGCGTCAGAACCAATAGCAATCATCCCCCAACCCACCAACGCCGAAATCCAGGAAAACCAAATTGTTCTAATGGACGTCATCGCCACGATGTATGAAGAAATGCTGACGAAAGGATTGGTGTAAAAATGATCGATATGTATTACAAATTAGTCAAAGAAGGCCGGCGAACAATCGAACAGGTGCCGGAGCGATATCGGGAAGCGGTTCAGGCGTTGCTCGATGCTGATGCTTAGATTTGTTTTATTTTTGATGAAGGGAGGTTCAACCATGGTAGATATGTATGTCGCTTTAATTTTAAACAACCGACGGACTTTTTCACAAGTTCCGGTTAAATATCAGGCAGCGGTCAAGGCTGATTTATTGGCTTTAGGACTGGATGAAAATGGAAATCAAATTGTAGCAGCTTAGGCTGTTTTTTTATTCCCCAAAAAGAAAGGATGATCAAATGAGATATTTTACAGACAACCCCTTAGTTTCAAGCATTTTTACGGCAGTAGTAGGATTTGTGACATGGCTTCTAGGAGGGTGGGATACATTGATGTGTGTTTTGGTTGCGCTGATGGCTTTAGATTATATCACCGGGTTAATGGTGGCGTTCCAGAACAAAGAACTGTCCTCATCCATTGGGTTCAAGGGACTGTTTAAAAAAGTGGCAGAGCTGGTCGTGGTCATGGTCGCCGTTCAAATCGATATCGCAACCAACCAGGGAGGATCATACTTTAAAAACATCGTCTGCCTGATGTTCATTGCCAATGAAGGACTGAGCATCTTGGAGAACACCGGCAATTTAGGTGTTCCCCTTCCGGAAGCCCTGACCAAGGCATTGAAGCAGATCGGGGATAAAGCGGAAACACAAAAAGAAAGTGAAGGTGAATAAAATGGCTGAAAAAGTAAGCGTACTATATGCCGGACATGTTCAGGATATTGGAGACCTGGCCATCGTAAAAGATGGTCAGTTATGCGGTACCGAAGGAAAAGAAAAACGGCTGGAATCAGTCAGCATCTTTCTGGAAACCGCTGCAAAGTTGGGGATCGAATATGAAACCCACGTCCAGGATATGGATAGGTTATACTAAATAGGACAGTTATTATTCGGACATGTTATAATAAAAAACGATAGAAAAGAGGAAATAACATGTCACAGTATACCGATGAATT